TCCTCTGTAATGGTAAGAAACTCGGTGGTTGTACCGACACAGTAAAATACTTAAGAGAGCACAACTTTGTCTAAACCCATTGATGATGTCTACGAACTTGCTGAAAGAGCACTGGACATAGCGATCATGGAGAGGAAATACCTCTTCAAACTATATCCCCTTCTAACGCACTCCAAAGCGACTAGAAAGGCGACATTAGAGTTTTTGGACTCAACTACCGCTAAGGCGATAGAAGAGACCGCACACGACCTTGAGGAGTACATCAAGGGAGGTAAAGACTCAGAACACGTTCAAATACGTGAAGCGTACCACTTTCTCAGCAAACCAGACGCGAGAAAAATTGTAAAATACTTGAGGGGAATTATTGACGATGCCAAAAAATACGAGTGGGAACACAGACCAGGCAGAAGGAAAAAGTCCCTCGCTAAATAAAGGCATAGAGCTTATGCTCCCAAGGGCAAGGAGGGAAAACAAGTCCAACATCGACTTTGATATGACCCTCCCTTTTATTAAGTGGAGGTGTCGTTTTAGACTTAAATTTGACATCACGGAGAGACATGGAAACTAACTTAATGATCTGGGTTGCTAGTGTAAGCACCGTATTCGCCTTTGGATTAGGCGGTGTGATAGGATGGATATATAGAGGTACTGTAGACCAAAACACATACAAACGACAACTAGACAATCTTCATCCTGAGTTTTTGGATGGCAATGGGTCTTATGTCAATGAAGAACTGCTAGCAGTCAAATTCATGGACGATGACCTCTTACTTGACGAGGAGGAAGATTAGTAGTATACTGATTTGATAGGATCATTATTATGGCGAAAAAATTACCGAATGATGCTTTATTGACTGAAATCCTTCAGTCCGCATCATCTGCTAAGACAAAAGCAGAGAAAATTAAAATCTTACAAGAATACAATAGTAGTGGATTGAGAGCACTTCTCATCATTGCTTTTGATGAGTCTCTTAAGTTTATGCTCCCTGACGGTGAAGTTCCTTTTAAAAGAAACGAAGCACCAGCAGGTACAGAGCATACTCGTCTAGACCATGAATACAAAGGGTTCTATCGCTTCTTTAAAGGAGGAGATAGTTCACTTACATCCATGCATAGAGAGAAGTTGTTCATTCAACTCTTAGAGGGACTACAAGAAGATGAAGCAGACCTGTTGGTACTGGCATGTAACAAAGACCTTAAGGCAAAGTACAGAGTCACTAAAGCAGTTGTTGCTGAAGCATTCCCACAAATTGAGTGGGGCAATAGAGGATGACCGTTTGGGGTAAAAACCAAGACGTGATTGATAAGTCCGAAAAGTATGGAATTACAGTATTAGAGATTGATTGTGAAAGATCAGTTGCTAAGAATACTAAACTTCCTCGCAATTCTTACCTTGTCACTTATATGACAGATGGAGTCGAACACAACGATATCATTATCGGACTCAAAGTTAACATCTTTGATTGTTACTACGACTCTCTTGGGAAGGGCAGTTTACAAAGTATAGAGTATACAAATGGAAACGTCACCGCAAAGCTCTTCGATGCGAAAAAATATATTGACGCATCAAATAAAGGAGCTACAAAACCGAAAAAATGATAAGTTCGACTTTGAGTCGGACACCGAAGACCTCGACGACTTAGCGGACGAGATCTTTGAAGCACTGTACGAACACACATCTAAACAGATCAATGAAAATACAGAAGAAGATTGACAAGGCACTTGAGCAACCTGAGTTATATAATGAAGACGAACTCAAGTATCTTAAAGATAAAAAAGAGCAAATAGACTTTGACAAGAAGTACGCTATTTGGGATCGTAAGACAAACCAAGGATTCAGTAATGATCCAGAACCAGACCTGCCAGAATTAGAATGAATGTAAACCTGATCTCTATCACCCCTGACGCTGAAAAGACAATGGGGTATATTGCTCGTGTGAGTAATCCTAACAATCAAGACAATCCAAAGGTAGCAGGACTACTCAAATATTGTATACAACATGATCACTGGTCAGTGTTTGAACAGGCAACTATGACTCTAGAAATATCTACTACTAGAGGGCTAGCAGCACAGATACTAAGGCATAGATCATTTACATTCCAAGAGTTTAGTCAGAGATATGCTGATACAAATTTGTTGGGAGATATACCAATACCAGAACTTAGAAGGCAAGATGCTAAGAATAGACAGAACAGTATAGATGACATCCCAGAGGAGCAGACAGAGAGGTTACAGAAGGTTATAGCGAGTTACTTTGCTGAAGGAATAGACTTATATAATGAACTCCTACGAGAGGGTATTGCTAAAGAGTGTGCTAGATTTGTACTCCCGTTAGCAACTCCTACCAAACTCTATATGACGGGATCATGTAGGTCGTGGGTTCACTATATAAATTTAAGGTCTGCTCATGGGACACAGAAGGAACATATGGACATTGCTAACGCATGTCGAAAGGTGTTCATACAACAATTCCCTACCGTAGCAGAAGCACTTGATTGGACAACATAATGGCAATTTACCCAGTTAAAAATTCAAAAACAGGAGAGATGAGAGAACTCCAAATGACTCTTGCTCAATATGAGGAGTGGAGAGACAGCAATCCCGACTGGGACAAAGACTGGCAAGCAGGATCACCTGCTGTGGTCTCTGGTGTGGGAGACTATCAGGACAAGTTGCCTGACGGTTTCAAAGACCGACTTCGTAATGTCAAAAAACATCACCCCTACGCTAAATTCGAGGCTCCTTAATTTATGTCAGTTAAAGACAAGAAACAACCTTCAATGGTTGGGTTAACTAAGAGACAAATGAAACGCAAACCTATCAACTCAGGATATCTAACTCAGATAAAACCTCTGACTCCAAGTCAGGAGAAAGTTTTTGATGCGTTCAACAAACAAAAGAACTTATTCATGTATGGTGCTGCTGGCACAGGTAAAACATTCATTGGAATGTACCTAGCTTTACAGCAGATCCTAGATGAAAGATCAGCATATGACAAACTCTATATTGTCAGATCTCTAGTCCCTACCAGAGAAATTGGTTTCTTACCTGGCGACCACGATGACAAGGCAGAGCTATATCAGATACCATATCAGAACATGGTACGTTATATGTTCAAGATGCCTGATGATGCTAGCTTTAGTATGCTATATGCTAACCTCAAGGCACAGGAGACTATATCATTCTGGAGTACATCTTTCCTACGTGGTACTACATTAGACAATGCTATTGTATTGGTTGATGAAATGCAGAACTTGAATTTTCACGAGTTAGATAGTATTATAACTAGATTAGGTGTCAACACAAAGATTATCTTTGCTGGCGATGCTGCTCAAACTGACTTACTGAAAACTAACGAAAGGAACGGTATCATAGACTTCATGAAGATCATTCAAGGTATGGATGAATTTGAAATGGTAGAATTTGGTATAAAAGACATAGTTCGTTCTGGACTGGTGAAGTCTTATCTTATTAATAAATTGAATCTTGGACTTTAAACATTTAAACATACATAATTTTCCAAACTTAAAAGCAAAGACAACAGAAAAGGGTAGGAGGTACCAGGTTGAAGGTGCATCCTACCCTTCTGTTACAACTGTAATTGGCGAAAAGAAGAAGAAGTCTATAATGGAGTGGCGACGTAAAGTCGGTGAGGAGGAAGCAAATGCTATCTCCAAGAGAGCTACTACACGTGGTAATAAATGTCACAAGTTGGCAGAAGATTATTTAAGTAACAAACCCCTAGACAGATACAGGGATGACGTGCTATCATTAGGATTGTTCCACCAAATAAGACCTTATATTGACAAGATAAATAATATACACGCACTAGAAGAATCTCTATATTCTCACACTCTGAAACTCGCAGGTCGAGTTGACTGTATTGCTGAATATGATAACGAACTAGCGATTATAGATTTTAAAACGTCAACAAAGTATAAGCGAGAGGCATGGGTTCAAGACTATTTCTCTCAAGAAACAGCATATGCTATAATGTTTCAAGAACTTACAGGTTATAAGGTAAAACAACTTGTAACTATCATCGCAGTGGAAACTGGAACTCCACAAGTCTTTGTTAAGAAGGACATTCTAACTTACGTACCTATCCTAAAAGATTACATAGACTATTACAAGGAGATCCATGGCGACTGGTAAAAAACTAAATGATGCCCTAGAGGAAAATTTTATGACAGCGAGCAAGTTTTCGCTTGAGATTGAGAACATCGTCAAAGATGGATCACTCAACTATATTGAAGCAATCGTCATGTATTGTGAGGAGAAAGCTATTGAGATCGAGGGAGTCAATAAACTCATCAACAAACCATTGAAAGAGAAACTAAAGTATGAAGCACAGAAGTTAAACTTCATCAAGAAAGGGAGCCGTGGTTTCCTAGCACTGTGAAGGGAATAGATGCTTATCGCATGTACCTTGCCATGCGTAATCATTTTAAGACTAAGACTTACGACTTCAGAAGGAGTCCGTTTGGCAAGGCTAAGGAAGAGACTTACGACAAGAGAAAGGACAAATATTTTTTTATAAAACTATCACGCAAGTATGATGAAGATGAACTTGCTAAATTTTACCTCGCTAATTTTGTAGAAGAAAACAGCGAATGGATTGGTGCAATGACCGCCAAGGGAGAGAAGAACTATAACGACTATATAAGAAAACTACAGTCATTATCATATATTTTTAAGACTGATGCTCAAACAATGAAGGACTCATGCGAGTCCTTTAATGATCTGTTTACTGGCAAGCCACACCCGACCTTGATTAAATTGTGGATGGGTGGTAAAATAACATTAGAGTCAGTTGTTATAATGGAAAAGATGTTTGAATTTTGTGATAACGTCACTGCTACCGATCCAGTATGGAAAGATGCTAAGGCAAAGATCATGAAGTATGAGCCACTTTTAAAAGTATCTACTGACAAACACCGTAAAACGCTAAAGGAGTTGTACCTATGAAGTTCTTCGAGTCTGACGTGGTTCAGGACGAATTGAAAAGAATGCAAGATCTATACGTTGACATCAACCGTATGGGTATTATACTGACAATAGATCAGAAGATACAGCAACTGGTAAAATTGTTAGAATTGATAGATCTTCAACAGACAATGTTTATGCGTGTTACACTATCAGAGAGACCCGAAGCAAAACGGATTCTCGCACAGGTACGTGAAGCAGCAACATTATTGGGAATGAAACCTGAGCATGTTAACGCAGCGTTCTACACTCAACTTAGAGAACAAGTAGAGAAAATGGTTAAAGAACTGGAGGACACTAAGTGATCACATTGATTATTGTCGTTGTACTTATAGCAGGTACAGCATTTTTGATTCGATATTATGACCCCCATGGATAAAATTGACTGGGACATGATCCCCTTGACTAAAGATGAACAAGAGTGTATAAGAGTGTGTTTATCTAACGCACCTATACCCTATGACATCAGATTTAAAAAGATTCCAAAACAACTATTAGAAAAGATGGGTGAACCAACTCCTTTACATGGAGAGCCTTTACCTTTGATTGAATGTGACCTTACCAAATATGAAAAATAAAATGAATTGTTGGCACTGTGGTAGTGAATTGATCTGGGGAGCAGATCACGATATGGAAGACATAAATGATGGAGAAGAATCTGAATTTGATTTCTATTCAACATTCTCATGTTCTACTTGTCATTCTTATGTGGAAGTTTTTCACTATGCTAAGGGCGACAGCAACAACACCCTTATACGGCAGATAAAGAAATGAATCTTTGGAAGAACTGGAAAGAGGCTGTATGGGAAACATTCCCCGACCTCGAATATCAAAACACATGGGCAGAGTGGGAAGGCAAAGGCACTAACCTCACGGCTAAGATCTATAAGAATGAGCACTTCATCAAGTCTAGAGAGGTAGACATATGGAGTGACAAGACACACGTATATAATACGATCATCTATCCTAAGACTGGAGCAAATCTACCTTGCTTTGGTATGGATCTCATGGGGTTCACACAGAAGAGAGTCATCATAGTTTTTGACTTCCAACACCCTACAGAGAAGTATCTCTTTGGTGTAGATGATCTACCTAAGTGTGATAAGGACTACCGTTTCTTTGAACGTGGTAATCACTTCTCAGAGAACATATATGTCAGGTATTGCCCGATGGAAGAGGTTGATGAGCACCTCGACACATTCAAGAAATACTTGACAAAATACAAAGAGATGATAGAATTAAATCAACCGAAAGGGACAGACACTAACATCTATAAGGACTTCGATACTTATATGACTAGATTGGATCCAGTGGGTCCTTACTTAGCACAAAAGTTTGGCAAGGAAAAGTCTGAAAGCCTTGTCAACGACTTTCTTTTCTGCTATAAATAGAACGTACGACTATACAGTACAATACACACAATATGGAGAATACACATGTCTTTTGCTTCACTTAAGAAGTCCAATTATACTGACTTGCTTTCTAAAGCAGAGTCACTTAACAAGACTGAAGTCAGAGGTGCCGATGAGCGTCTTTGGAAACCAGAAGTAGACAAAGCGGGCAATGGTTACGCAGTAATCAGGTTCCTACCCGCACCCGATGGAGAAGACCTTCC